GGACTCTTAGGATCAAAGTCATACAAGTCTTTCTTTGCAAATGTCAAATAACCTACAACATCTTCGTGGATGTCATTTGTTACTGCCCACTGAAACCAATCATCAAAATTAACTGATAGTTCCAAGTGTACAAATCTGTTTGCCAACGGAGCAGGCATTCTATAAGTAACGCCTTTGTCAGCTTCTCTGTTACCTGCCGCAACGATTACAACGTTTTTTGGCAAGTGGTAAGTTCCAACCCTACGGTTAAGAATCAACTGATATGCCGCCGCCTGTACTGCTGGCGGAGCAGAATTCATTTCGTCCATAAACAGGATAATGATATCGTACTTTTTAGCAGTCTCGGCATCCGGAAGTTCTACCGGTGGTGCCCATACCATTCTACCCTGTACTGCGTCAACGTATGGAATACCCTTGATGTCTGTAGGTTCCCATAATGACAATCGAATGTCAATTACTAATGATTTCTTGTATTCATCACCAATTTGATGAACTACTTCTGATTTACCAATACCTGGAGGTCCCCAAATAAAGATTGGTCTTTGTTTTTTGAACGCTCTACGAATGCTTCTCTTTGCGCCATTCGGTGAAACTGTTCTAAGTGCTATATTGTCCATGTTGTACTCCTTTTTTCGTCAGTGCCTAATTTCTAACTATGTATACAGTATAGCATCATATACTATAAAGTCAACCTCTTTTTTACCAAAATATATTATTTTTGGCGTTCGATTGCTTTTACAAGTCCGTATTTTCTTAAATCACCTGAGAAAAGATGTAGTTCCATAGACTTCTTTTCGTCCGTTACGTATATACTTCTAGGAGTTAGGTAGTAAGGACAATTGATAAATTTGTCCAAAAATATAATTACCTGAGTTGTTAGTGTAAAATCCTTAGGAAATGGAATTTCATACATCTGTAGATCTATTTTTTCAACAAGAAAATCAAATCCATCATCGGTTAATCTTAATCCGCCTGTTGATTTTCCTCGTGTATTCTGCCACCAAACAGGCATATATTGTTTTAGCGATGTTTCACTTATTCCTATATTTGCCTGTTTTAGGAAGATCTTAGTGTATGTTTCTTTCCAGTTCATTCATCAGTAACCGTTTCACCATCTGTTAACTTGTACACTTCAAAGTCTTCTGATTTAAACATTTCATTTAGCTTTTTAGCTAGGTTGTGAGCATGTCCTGGATTTGAAAAGGAAACCTTTTTATATTTAGGTCCTGGATAATTTGTTAGAGCATTTGATGTTTTTAAGTTAAAAGGAGCTCCTTGATAAAACACTGCCCAAATGGCATCTGCTTTAAGAATTTGTTCGCACTTATAGTTGTTCTTATCTACATGCTCTAATATTACTGTCGGTTTGGGTCTACTCATATGCGTAATCCTCTTTATTAACTACGCATATATTTATCTCTTTTTTAATGAAAAACTGTCAGTTTACTTCCAGCCTGAACCACCATCCATGGTCACTGTAACCACTTCATCACCGCTAGACTTGTTATCTATAATCAATTGTTCAAGTCTGCCTTGTGTATTAGCAATTACAGTATTCATTGAATACATAAGATTCTTTGCCTCTTGAATAGACATTTTTATCTCTTTGTGATTACCAGCGTCAGCTACTTTTACCTGTTGGATAAATTTTTGAATTGGTATTATGTTAATTGCTTCTTTTGTTTGCATTTTTCAATTCCTCTCTCATAGTAAACTCTGTTTTGAAAGGACCTTTATAATCATAATTTTCTAAAGTTACAAGTTTAGGACAAAAACTTCTTACCCAGCCTTTATCAAACTTAATAATATAGTAACCAGCACAATATAAACTTTTGCTCTTTTTGCTCTTTGTAAACAAAGGAAGTTTTTTCTGTACATTATACACTATATTATGTGGAGTTGTTGAAGTACTGAATCCATGTATTTCTTTTTTGTCCATAGAACCATCTGAAATACTTGCTTTATCCCAACTTACATCTCCAATAAAATTATTAAAAGATTTTGTGTCATTGAAATACTCTGTACCAGTAGCACAACTGTACATGTATCTTTTATCTTCTTGTTTTGATAATGTGCCTATTCTTTCGCCGTTATTTTCTATAATCCAAAATTTATTTTTTAGTATTGGTTTTGCTTTTATCATAATGCCTCCTTAAACATATTTTGCCTGTAAAGGTTCAGCATAGTGCTGAACATTATCTGATATTCTTGTTAGTTCATGTTTAGCACAGAACTTCATCAGATGTAAACCTACTTGCGAAATGCTCTTAGGTTTTTCCATAGCCTCTTCTACAACATCATTTATGATGCTTCTTATGTTACCAGGCTGTGCTGATAGATCACACAATACAACATTTCTATTGTAATCATCAAGTACACGATGTTCGTTACCTTCATGATCAATCCATCTTTGTAACATAAGATTATTCCAATTGAAACCTTTTGTTTTTCTATCTTCAAACGCTTCAATCAATCCTACTTTGTTCTTTGTACCTTTTGTTCTAACACCAGGATAAGCACTGAATACATTGTCACTAGTATCACCTCTCATACATTTTTCAAATAGCATAAATTCTGGATTAGGTGCTAGTTTAGCCTTACCTGTCTTTTTATCAATTACAGGCTCACGTTTCTTATCATCAAAGTATCCTTCGTGAGTAATTATAGTATTGCTTACTCCGTTGTACTGTCTTACATTAGGAGCAATCAATTGAGCAAAGTCACCGTCAGTTGAAATAATAACGTGATCATCATTAGGATGTGCTTGTACCCAGCCTGCTATAAGATCATCTGCTTCTAGTTGTGGATGATGTAATACAGAGCAGTTTGTCTTGTCAGACACAAAGTTTTTAAATTCGTCAAAGATTTCCCAAAATACTTTATCTTCTTCTTGTTCTCTTTCTGTCAATGCCGCACGAGCATCACTTCTATTTCTCTTGTACGGTTCGTAATAATCCTTACGCCAACTTCGTCCTTCTAAACAAAACACAACATGAGCACCTTCAAAGTCTTGCCATGCCTTTTTAATACCACCAAGTGTAATATGTAATGCCATACCAATCTTGGTATCTAAGTCACCTCTAATCACGTGCCTAGCACGGAAAAAAGTGTTTGCTGTATCTACGAGTATGTAAGTCATATTATTACTATACTTTCTTTTGTTTAGTTTGTCAAGAAACTTTTGTTTTATCTTCATCAATTTTACTTGTATCTATAAAACCAGCACCTCTAGATGTGTCTTCGCCGCCATCTTCAAGAACCTGTCTAGCAATAGTTTTGAACCAAGAATCAACAATTTGTTCATTTGTTTCTCCAGAATAACCAGCATCTAATAATTGTTCGATGAATTCGTTATTCCAATCTAGTTCAAAAAATCCGTTACGAATATTTTCTGGATTAACTTTTGTATCCAAAACACCAACCCATGGTTGCTTATTTTTCGTAGCTTCTTCTTTTTCTTTTGCTAGGACCGCTCTGCGTTCTTCTTCGGCAGTTAGTTTCTTAGTTTCTTTTTTTGCTTTCTTACCAAGCAATTTGTCTAACATGTCTTTCATATCAGTCCTTTCCTCCTTAGTTCTTCGTCTAAGGTCTCTTTTTTAATTTCAGCCTTCATTGCCTTTTCATGTTGTTCGTTTTCGTATTGTCTTTTCACTTCTATTATCTCAGTAAAAGGATCATTGTAACCTTTATCTTCTTGTTTGTTTTTAAACCAACTTGTAAAAAAATTCCACATGTTACGTTCCTATAGCATTACCAAATAGATATACATGTACTCTTGCCGCAACATTGTATCCTCTTTGAAATGCCTTTTGTGCTACAGAACCAGCAGTTGCTTCTTGTTCTTCTGATCTTGCTCCTGTAGGCATAATCCATACTGGCCAATCAATACCAGCACTTCTAAACTTTTCAACTGTTTCTTCCATCTCGTCCCATTCACGTTGTAAACTACCGACCACAAATTTAAGTTGTCCTTTTGTAGATGCTTTTAAGTATTCAGCAACGATCTCAGGCTTGATTGCCTTTTCTGTTTTTTCACCTGATACAGTAAACAGTTTAGGACTACAACTAAAAAATATTTCAGTGTCAATAGATTTTGCCCAATCAAGAAATGGATCTCTTAACTTTTGTGTACCATTAGTTTCAAATGTCATAGAGCCTGGCAAGTTATCTTGTCGTTTCAGTTCATTATATATTCCTACTACTGCCTGTTGTCCTGTAACCATCAAAGGTTCTCCGCCTGTAAAACAAAGATGTTGATGTTGTTTACTTACAGGATGTAAGAACTTACCTTCAGGATTACTATCATTCTTAATACAATCAACAATCTTGTTTGCCATAGCAGTAGGAGTTTCTTGTCCCATTAAGTCTTTGAACTTCTTTGCGCAAGTGTAACTACTATCGCAACCTTTCTCCCATACTGGCAAGTCCTCAACACGTT